GTGGTGTCCCAGGCATCGACGCCCAAGCCCCAAGCGAGCCAGGGCAGCAGCGCTGCGGGGATCGTCCGCGGGTTCCACAGCGCGCGGATGCCAGTAGGACCTTCGTTCCGGAGCCGCCAGCCAGCGCTCTCCATGTTCCGCTCCAACAACGTCGCGTTCGGCGGCAAGACGGAAGGCAGCAGCGAGGGTGTCGCGCTCATTCCGTCCTCGCTGGCGCAACATTGACCGTCACGCTGTCGCAGACGTTGATCTTGTACGGATCACCAGCCACGTCAGTGGCCGGCGACTGGATCGTCGCGTTCTGCACGCCGGCCTGGTCGAGAGCACCGTACATGCCGGCGAGCGTCACACCGTAGCCCAGCCGTTGCACGTTCTGCGTGTAAGCAGCGAGCGCGTTAGTGATCGCGGTTGTGACAGCGCTCGCGTCCGGTCCGGGGTAGAGCGTCACCGTCGCGGCTATTAAATAATGTTGGATCTGAGCCGCCTGCACCTGCACCACATCCGTGAGCTGCCGGACGTCGTCAGCGTTCAACGCAGCCACAACAGCGCTGATCAGATCCGCACTCGCCACGCCAGCATTGTCCGTGCTGTAGATGGTGACGACCACATTGCCAGTGGACGGCGAGAACGCGCTGGCGTCCGCCACGCGCAGGTCTGCAGAGAACGCAAAGTAGATGTAAGCGTTCCCCGGACCCGCACAGGAGAAAGCATCCGGTGCGAGCTGCGCGCGCAGGCGCAGCCGGTCGTCCGTTTCGCTCGTCACACTGCCCTGCGCATCCGTGAAGCTCATGCGCTCGACGCCGAACAGCGCAGCCAGATTGTCCAGGTCCGAGCCCAGCGCCGTGGCCAGCATGTTGGCGTTCGCGGCGTCGTTGACCCGCTGGCGCAACATCATCTCCCGGTATGCGAACGCCTCCACCAGCTTCACGGCCGGATCCGACTCGAGCAGCGCGGAAAACGACGGATCCCGCGTCACCAAACCCTGGAGGATGTCGAGCTTAATCGACTCGAAATCGATCGTCTCCACGACATTCGGAGGCGTCAACGTCGAAAGGTCGATCAGGTTGAAGCGGCTCATGAAAGTTTCAGGCCCTCGATGTGGATGACTTGTCCATCCGGCAAATACAGCGCAGTCAGATGGATGGAGATGGAACCGTTCGCCGGGTCCGCCGCGACCGTTACGCTCTGCACCTGAATCCGCGGCTCCCATGTGGTAAGCGCGCCCACCGTAGCCGCCATGATCGCCATCTTGGTGCTTTCGTTGAGCGGCTGGTCGACCAGCGCGAAGAGATCCGAGCCATAGTCGCGCAACATCACCCGGCTGCCCTTGGGCGTCAGGAGAATATCGCGGATGCTCTGCTCGAGATGCGCGAAGCCGGCCAGCTCTGCGCCGGTGTCCACATTCATGCCAATCATAGTTGTGCTGGCGGAACCATCTGGGCCACCGCGCCGGTGGCGTGTACGTCGCCGGCCACTTTCAGCGTGCCGGCCACCTTCCCGTTCAACGTGAGGTCGCCGTTGATGGTCAGGCCACCCTGCGCATTCACCGTCACTGCCTGCGCGGTGACCGTGGCGTTGCCCTGAATGTTGACCGTTACCGCACCCACCGCTTGAACCGTGAACGTGTGCGCCGCGCGATCGTAAGTGATCGTTGTGCCATCCGAGTATTTCGTGACGTGCTGATCCGCGCTTTGCGCCGGCGCCGGCTTCGAACCGGAATACAGAGAGCCGATAATTACGCCCTGCGACAGGCTTCCACCCGGGCAGAGAATCGCCACGTGCTCGCCGACTTCTGGCGCCCACCAGGTAATGTCTCCGCCGGCGCGCGCAGTAAGCCAGGGAAGCGGCGCGGTCTGCACCTCTCCCACCTGCACCGTCGCCAGCGCGTTTTGCAGGTCCACGGAGACGACCAGGCCACGATGAATCAGGTTGCTCACCTGATGGTTGAGGCGCGCCGTGTCCGGATCCTGCAAGTCGCCGGTCCGGGCGCCGCGCTGAATCAGAAGGTCCAGCATGGGTTAGCTGCCCACCACTTCGACGTAATCCGCCTGATGCGCAGCACCGATGTCCGGGGCAAAGCCGACGAAGACCTTCGTGGGCTGGACGCCGTCCACACGGGGATCCGTGATGGTCTCTGTGTAGTACGTGACCGTGTAGATAAGTTGCACCATCGCCACGGCATCGACGCCACCGGGCTTGAGCGTAACCGTGCTACTCTGCAGTAGCGACTTCGAAGCGTTGCCACCCAAGGTCGGATCGGAATCCATGAAGGCCTCGATCTGGTACGCGAGCTGATCGAGTTGCCTGTCGATCGGGACTCCTGAGCGGGGCATCTCCATGATGCCGGCCACCGCGAGCACCAGCTCACGAGTCAACCGGCCCGGACTGTCAGGATCATTTGATACCCACGAGTCTTTCTCAACGACGTTTTCCCTGGGTGTGTGAACGAAGATCGCCGGCGACCAGTTGTCACCGACCGGTTCAATCCGGTCAGCGAAAACATTGGCGCCAGCCAGCGTCGACGCGCTTACCAGACCCGCAGCAATGTAATCCCGGATCACAGACCGGGGATGATCAGTGGGCATTATGGTTGTTTCTTCAAAAGCAGGAGCGCGCCGCCATTCTTGTTGACAAGGTCGCCCTGCTTGTCCGGCTGCACGTCCCAGATGGCGTACTTCACACCGTTGACGACCACCGTGTCATCCTGCACGGGACCCACAGTGCCGGCGAAGTCCGCCAGTCGCACGCCCAGCACCGGGTGGACCGTCGTGATCGTGCTGCCGTAGCCGTCGAGTTTGACGTTCTGATAGGCGGCGTTGAAGTACCCAGACAGCGCGATCGTGCCGCCACCGCTGAAGGTGTACACGTAGGGCGTTCCGAATCCGGTGTCCGGATCGAGTAGCGTCTCCAGCATGTCGTCAACTTGGTCTTGCCAGCTCATTGCAGAAAATGGGAGTGGGCTTCAGCCCGCTCGCGGAACGGAGGAGATGGGCTACGAGTAAGTCAGATTAGGGCTTTGCTTGCGGTACAAAAGCTGGATGCCGACGTCGCCACGTGTGGTTCGGCCAGTTTCCGAAATCGCGGACACGCGAGTCGGCAAAACGGGAGCATACTCGGGTTGGCAAGGCAAAGGAGTATCGGCGGGCGCGGACACTCCTCTGCCGCTGCGATTCTGAAAGAGGAGTAAAAGAGGAGAAAATGTCGAAGATGATTTGGAGAGTGGTGATTGCCTTCTTCCTGGGTGTCATCGGACTCTTCCTGGGATTTGGCGTCGGCGAAGGGGCAGGTATAGTTGCGATGGGCGTTGCGCTGGGCGCCTATTTTTGCCTTTGCCAGGTCTTACTGTCGCGCAAGAACGCGGACGCCTACCGTAAGGACTGGCCCATCATGTTGGCGCTGGATGCAGCCTGGTTCGCCATGTTCATTCTCATGGTTCTGACGGCGAACCGGGCTGACATTCTGGGCCAAGGCCCCGCGATGGTACTCGGCGTCTGCGGGGGCACGTACCTTGGCGCTGTTGTGGCATCTCTAGCCGCAAGACGAACAACGGCGGCGCGGTCATAGAACTGACGTAACCGGCGCCGATGCGCTCGCAGGCATTCGCGCTTCGTGTACCAGAAGAGAGATTGACCTTCGCGTACCCTGGATCGCTTTGGGTCGCGCCGAAGTTAAGGACTGTCTGGCGAGCGCCAAGCTGCACACAGAATGGCCATGCCCGCTTGTCGGAAACTTGCATCCGACACGTTTCTGTTTCGCTTGGCCGCAAGACGTGCGAACGGTTGATGTGCATCGCCAAAAGCGCTTACTGGGAGTCGGCAGGATGCCAACCGACTCCCATCGCACTGAGGCCGATCACACCGCCGGCACTTCTCCGAGATCGTGGTTAGCTCATCGTTGCCTTGGTGAGCAAGGCGGGACGTAGGCACATCGGCAGCGGATTGGACTGCGTGTGCAGATCCATGCCGCGGTTGAACTTGCGCGGCTCGAGCTTGGCGTAGATCGGCAGGCCGACCGTGTTGACCGTCTCATTGAAGTCCGCCGGCGCGAACCAGGTGCGGAAGGTGGTCATCGTCCCCAGCGGGAAAAAGATCGCCGAGCTCTCCGGCACGAAGACGTGATCGACGCCATCGCCGTCGCTGGCGTGGCCGAGATACTCCTCGAACGTTACGCCACCGTACCGGAAGTTGCGCCGATTGTCGGTGTCCAGTGTCTGATTGGGCAGATCGGTGTGCTGGAAGAACTGGAACGCGGTGATCACGTCCGGATGACGCGTGAAGGCGTCGAACCAGTCGGGCGCGCACAGGCAATGCACTTCGCGCATCACCTCGCCCAACAGGTGCAGTTCGGTGTAGCGTTTGACATTGAGCACTGCGCTCTTGACGTCGAACGCATTGCTCGACAGTTCGAAATTGACGATGTTCTGCTGGATGCCGAACTCTTCGAACAGGTCGTAGATCACCGAGTTGTCAGCGTCGAGAATCTGGCCGCGCAGTGCGCCCATGCGCAAATTCTCGAGCGTGATGTCGTGCTTGCGGCGCGCCGTTTCGAGATGCTCTGCAACGACCGTCTCCAGCGCCTCGAGTTCGTTTTCCGAACCGAAGGCGCGCAGCCCCTGCGTCTCCTCGGGCAGGATCGCATCCTCGTGCGGGATGTGCGGAATGACGAACGAGCGCACCTTGCGACGCGACTTGATCGCTTCAGTGCCCGGGGCGCCCACCGGCCGCGTGGGCAGCAGGCTCAGGACGCCGTTTTTCTCGTCCACAATCACGGTCCGGGTGCGAACACCCTTTTCCGTGAACAGGCCGAGCTCGTTGGTTTTGCCGTACATGTTCGGGATCACGTTGATTGCGTCGGTCAGCGCAACCATCGAGAAGCCGTCAGTAGTGAACGGATTGATCATCGCCATGATGTGTGTGTGTCTTCTTCCGAGTCACGGCTAAGCAGCGTTACGCGCTCTGCCGGACCTGGATTCCTTTCGCGGCGAGTTGCGCCACTGCAGCGTCCATCTGCGCCTCGGTGATTCCCGCGGGCCAGGTCAGACCGAACGCGGAGAGGACCGCCTCGCGTGCGATCATCGTGGTCTTCACCGCGCCGGCCGTGGCGTCCGTGGTGAACAGCAGAACACCGGCGGCGTTCTGCGATCCGTCCGAGGCCGCCGGATTCAGCGCCACCACAGCGGCCGGAGAAATCGGTCCCACCTCGATCGAGAAGGAGTCGCCGACCACGAAGTCCGGAGCACCGTCCGCGATCGTGAACTTGAGCTGAGTCGCGAACGCAGCACCACCCACCGTCACCGTTCCGAGAACAGCGCCACCGGGAGCAGTCACCTGGAAAGTGCCGGCGCCAGCGGCAGCAACGGTGCACGTCGCGGTGTAGACACCGGGTAGCGCGCCGGCCAGGATAGGCGTCGTCGAATCCATGGTCAGAACACCATGCCCAGTGTTCCTGCCTCCGGGCGCGACCTCGATCAGGTCTGCGCCGGCCGTCTTCTGACCCAGCACGGTGCCGGTCAGAACGTTGGACTGGCCCGCAGCGAGCACAACCTCATCGCGGCTGAAGCGATGATCCACGTGCTCGAACTTGAGCCAGTCGCCTTGGTTGAAAGATTGAACCTGAACGGACATCTGTTACGCCCTCCCTCTCTGCGCTGTCATGCGCGCGGCCATCGCCTTGCACTTCTTCACGACACCGGTCTCTGCTGCCGGAACATGAATCTGGGTGCCGGTATCGGCATTGATGGCCTGGTCGATCTCGGTCTGGTCGCCGCCAGCCCGCGCGGCCATCAGTTTTTCCCGCGCCTGCTGCGGCGTCAGGCCAGCCTTGATGAACTGCGCGGTCATGCCAGGCATGCCGGCGAGAATGCAGAGATCCGCGATCTCCGCAGCCATCGCCATGCCGGCCTGCACAGGTGCGGCAGCCGCCGGCGCCGGTGCAGAGGCCTCTGCACGGCTGCCCTTCTTGCCGCCGCGGCGCTTGCCACCCTTGCCCTTGCCTTTGCCGCCGTCGCCGTCACCGTCGTCATCTTTGCCGCCGTCGCCGTCGTCGTCGTCGTCCGCGCCCTCGGCGGAAGCGTCGATCT